ATACGTCCACTTGCCACTTGCCACGTATCTCCTCGGCGAAGTGAAAACGTTTATGTTGCGAATAGTACGAACGGTTACGACCTAGTAATAACCTACCGTGATGCGTTACTATTGGATTAACGCGCAATGCCTCAGTCATTGTGCGCACATAGTCCGATGGGTATAGTATATCATCATCAAGCGTGAAGTATTGTTCGCGCTGCATGGTATCAAGGAACACATACTTACCGTTGTCTTTTAGGTCATGCTCTTGAACGCGCAGGTACATAGAACTTTTCCCTACCTGCTTGAAATATCTCAACTCATCAGGAATACGCTCATACTCATTCAGGCAAATGCGAATAACATCGAACTGACCGTCGATAGTTTTAAGCATATTAAGCAATAGCGGCAACCGCTTTGGATACGTTGCAATGTTAGCGGTTACAAGCATGGTCGTAGTGTTGCTATTTCCTTGTCGATGTCGTACGAGAACTTCACGCGGTTGTTCTTATTGTGCTTGTTCCATTGTGTTGACACGAGCTGTCTAGCGGATTGCACCTCATGTGGTTGCAGGTAAATAGTTGCGCTGCCATTTGCTAACGCAGCGATACAAGCGTCTAAATATTTTTCCTTTTTCTTCATGATGCTAAGATAAATATTTTAATTTATCACCTTGTAGATTCACGCCAGTAATATCAGACAACGAGTTTAACTGCCATGCGTAACACTTGCGCGTGATAAGGCATTTGTGCGATTGCTGAAACTCCGTGAATAGCACATCAACTTTCCACATACGTGAGTTCAACACGTTTAACAACGCGGGTATTGAAGACTTACGAATAGCATACGCATGAGTGCAATATACTTCGAGTGCCTTGTCGAACTTTTCATTATACGGTTCAATGGGTTTCTTTGATAGTGTTTTATTCCCACCGAAATAAACTAACTCAACATCGCTAGGCACGTCATTGAGTATAGCGGTTGTCCATTCCTTATCTAGTACACAATCATCTTCCATTACTATACACCAATCGTATTCCAATGTGGTGAACATATTCAGTACTTTCTTATGCGATTCGAGGCAACCGAAATGGCCTTGCAGGTTGGCACGTTTAACGTCGGGGAATTTCTTCTTTCCGTTCACACCTTCGACAAAGAAATAGTCATCTATTCCCATGTTCATGAACTGCCTTACGATGTGTTGCCGCCTGTCATTGCGGTGTGATAAATTAATAACGAGTATCATTTAATAGAGTTTAACGGAAACTTTTTGCGTTCATCATGGTGCATCATTGAACAATCATTTCCCATATGGTCGCATATTGATTTGTACGGTTGTATGATAGGCACATGATGACGTTGCAAGTGTTCGGTAATGTACTTACCAACACCTGATGAGGCGTTCAGGTTTAACCATCTGTCAGGTACGTTAGGCATACGGTAGTTGAATACCTTGCGTAGTGTCTTGTTGGATATAGCGAAGTGAGCATCTACCCAACCTATCTGTCTGTATAAATTGTTCAATCTCTTAGGTTGATAGTTCACCCATACCGATTCTCTATCATCGCGGTGGTAGTGTAGTACACCGTCTTCGGTAAACCGCATAGCGTCTATCAATGCCTTGGTGTCCCAGTCTCCGAAATCATCCTGCGCGAATACAAACCAATCGGCATCGGTTGTTGATGCGTGGTTAAATGCAACTTGCCAATGTTTGTGAAATCCTTTCTTACCGAGGTGTTGCGGTGAACGTAAAGTGTGAAGCGTGGTGATGAAATCAGAATGGTCATCCACTACCGTAACACTCCCAACCGTACTGAGTTGGCGAGCGCAATCAAGTAGTAATTTTTCCCTATTGTAAGAGAAAATATATGAATGAATTTTCATTTCAAATAACTAGGAGTGTCGCTTCCGATGTAGTTAAAGTCAACTGTTACAACTGGTCTATTGCGTAGCTTGTCGAGTTTCTTCGGTACTTTCAATACATCGTATTTCTGTACGTACCATTCTAAAAAATCCGAATACACTTGCAGGAATATCGCTTGAACTTTCGGTCGCTTGAACCACTTATCGGTGATGCGTTGCGGTGCGATATACTTCGTTCCCTCATCGAGAAAGAAATAATAGAATCGCGTATTGATGATGCAATTCATATTCCCATCCTCCTCCACAGTTAGCGAGATACGTACGCTGTCATACATCGCCCATGTGTCCACTAATCCGAGATCGCGGATGACGCGCTTTAGTTCCCATGCCAAAGCGTTACGCTCTTTATATTTTACCTTGTATGCCATAGTTTAAAGTTCGGACAAGTTACGTATTTTATTCAATCGCGATTGCGTTCCTGAAATTTCTGTCTCACTAACGTAAGCCCTGACGGTCATTTCTTCGGAACGTGCAGCACTAGCGTTGTTGAATTGGTTAGCGTTACCGAATAGATTGAACGCGGGTTGAACATTCGGTATAGTTGGCGCACTGAATGAACCACCACCACTAGCACCTTTGACCTGTGGCGCACCTTGCACCGCTTTGATAGCTGATGCAATACCGCTTATCACTGCTGTTACTCCTGTGGCAATGGCTGCAAGGTTAGCAGGGAATGGCACGGATTGCGCCTGAGCGATTGCACCTGAGATTGCCTTACCAGTGTCGTATGCGATTTGTGCTAATGCGATGGTCTTTTGTAGTCCTACATTCTCTACACCTGCTGCTGTGAGTAGGTCGGAGATGGAACGCATGAGGTTTGCTGTTGTCGCGAACGCATTGCGTTTAGCCTCTTCGATTTGTTCTGTTCTGATGCGGTCGGCTTCGGCTGCTTCGGCTGCGATGCGGTCTTGTTCTTCCTGAGCCTTACGCGCTTCCTCAGCAACTATAGCATAGTAACGCTGCAATAGTTCTTCATCCTCTTTCTGCTGCGCCCATTCGCGTTCTAACTGTGCTTGTCGTTGCTCCTCATCCATCCGCGCAAGTTCAGCGTCTAGGTCTTGTTGGTCTTTGATTTGTTTATCCCTACGTTCCTTAGCTTTGTCGGCTGCTGCCTTGTCGCGCTTTGCCTCGAAGATTTCGATGGACTGTTCCTGCTTCTTGAGTGCATCTTCGGTTGTCTTGACCTGTTGCTCGAACACATCGTTAAAGCCTTCGGTGAAATCACCCTTTAGAATGATAGCTGCTTGTTTGGCAGCCTCTCTACGTAAGCGTAATTCTTCCTGCAATGACGCGCGGACGAACTCTAATTTTTCTTCTTCAATACGTGCGGTATCTTTACCTGATGCCTGAGCCAATGCGAGTTCATGGTCGTAACGGTCGGTTACTTCTTTGCGAACTTTTATCAGCGCGTCGATTTGTTTCTCTGCTGAGATTAACGCTTCCTGTGCCACTTTGATTTCCGCTTCACGTGCCTTGCGCCTTGCCTCCTCAGCACGACTAGCCTCGATGGATTCTTTCGCCCATGCTGATGCGATAAGGTTTATCAATCCAACAAATGGGAATAGAATGGCTAGTGCAATCTTAGCACCTTCGGAAAGGTTGGCAAACCATAATACTATCTCCTGAATGTAGTAAATCAACCCATCGAACGCCTTGCCTATTAAGTCCATCACCTTTTGTACGATGCCAAACTTTTGCGCCAACTGTACAAGCGCATAAATAATACCCGCTATGACGGCCGCGATAAGGAATATCGGGTTAGTGAGTAATGCTTTGCCCATTGTCGCGAATGCAACACCGAGGTTCTTAATGCCCGACACCGCATCACCAAAGGTTATGCCCTTAGCTGCTGCCGCGAATAGCTTTGCTTTCTCTGCTGCACCCTCGAAATCCATATTTTCAAGGTCACCCTTGATAGCCCCGAACGCATTTGTCACCTGCTCATACTTCGATCCTGTCGCGAATATCTCAGCTTGTTCGTTTGCGTCCTTAATCTTATCCTTAAGTTCACCCGCTTTCTGTGCAAGTTGCTGCATCTGCTTAGGGTCTGTTGCCTTAAGCATTGCATCCTTGGTTTCCTTAAGTTCCTGTTTAAGTTCCCTAAGACCTTTTACTTCTATTTCCGCTTCGATTTTCATTACCTCTCGATTAACATTGTTGTACCTGCCATTGTTGTTGCTGTGGTTGCGGATGAACGATACACCCACCATAAGGCAGTACCGTTGTAAATCCTTACGCCCGTGCCATTGGTTACATACGTATCACCGATTCCACCAACGTTCGCCACAGGGTTAGCGATGGAGTATAGGTTACGATACAACACCAAGCTAATCGCACCACCCCCATAAGATGTTCCGAGCGTGATAGACTGAATACTTCTTATACCTCTGTCACCTGCTGCCAACTGAATAGGCACGAACGTACCCGCAACGGCTGTGGCAGGGAATGAACTGATAGTACCTGTCTTACCTGCTGTGCCTGATTCGTTCGTGTAGCTTATAGTTGTATTGGTAATCGCTCCCGCGTTTGTTGTTGCTGTTGTCACATAGATAGCCGCGTTCCATCCTTCACCGTTGGTCGAGCCGTTCAGGTCACGCGATGGGATAGATGATGCAGGCATGGTAATATTCTGCGCGGTGGTAGTAGTTACGACAATACCCGTGTTGTACCATAGCAAGTCAACTAACTGCATGAGATGCCCTGTTGATACTGTCACCTTAGGAGGTAGCAAGTACCACGAACCGCTTGATGGGTTATTCAACACAAAACAACCTGCCTGTGTTGCTCCCGCAGGGTTGGCCGCGTTGGATGCCTGTGAGGCGTCCGTCCACCAACCGTTTATACCGGGAGTTCCGGGAACCCATGCTCCGGGAAAACCTGAATCTTTCGCGAAGCCATACCAGTTACCAATAGCCTCGGAGGATGTACCTATCTTGTAAAACTCAAACGGAATACCTGTATATCCCATCACATCGGTTGAGGCTTTCTTCTCCCTTCCCTGCGCGTCATATACCGTGAAGCTACCCTCAGCATTTACCTTTAAACTTTCACCACGTGCCAAAGTGTACGTACCGCCGATGATGTAATTCGTTCCGCTTACATCTTTCTGAATAGTGACGTTACACGATGACGTTGCGTGTCGGTTAGTGATAGTGATTAACTTAACCTGATACTGTTCACCACCTGATGGTGAACTAAGGATCGTCGTGGTTGTCGCGGATGCGATTGTCCCCTGCGTTGAATCAATGGTGATTGAACTAGAGGTTATTTGCGCGAATGAAATGTAGTAGTCAATATTTGCCGTTGACGAAGTGACAAGTTCAAGCGCGTCATTTACTGTGGATAAAACTATCATATACCTATTGATGTAATTCGTAAAACTTCTGCAAACGTGAGGCCTCCTCCCCCACCACCACCTGATGGGTTGTAATCAGCGAGTATAGCCCATGAGTTTCTATTTGAAAATAATATAACCCCTTGCTCACTATCTAATGTAATTGTGTTATCACCGTCGATGGTACTACCTCCTATTGTATTCGCGTCGATTGTCACCGTATTACCTGATGAATCTGCGCGTTTAAAGAATATCGGCATTGACTGTATATCGTATGGGTTAGGTAGTTTAATAGTAATGTTACCACCTGCCGCATTGATACCGTTGAAGATAGCTAACTCACTCGCGACAATATCCTTATTCGATGTGATTAAACTAACACTATCTGCGCCTGAAACAATCATGCCCCTGTCTATTAGGCAGTCATTCAAGTTCTCATACTCAACACCCGAAGTATTAGTAACGGTTACGTTAACGCAATTCTTCAACACGTTGTTATCCGAGTTGATTAACGCGATACGCTCACCACTCACCACGTTGTCGGATGAATTAGTAATCATAATGTTGTCACCGCTTACCGCGTTTTTCCTTCCGCCAAAAATTACCGAGCCATTACCCTTAATAGAATTGTACTCGGAATTTATCACCTGACTTGCGCCCTCTATGTTATTCGTTGATCCTGTGGTGGTCTGCCAATCTGAATTAATAGGTTGCCCCACTTGCGCCTCACCTAGTGACGGCTTAGTGTATGGTCTTACAGGGAATCGCGGTAGTTGTATTTCTGTATCCGCGCTGATTAATTCTACCTTAGTCAATCCCTCAACCATAGGGTTGTAATCAATCACCTTGTTGATGTGCCAGTACTTACTGTCAAGGAATACTTTATCGTTCAACCTGAGTGATACGATATCGTATTGGTCAAGCCTGAACATACCTGTCAGCATGATGCCTGAGTTCATCTGCCCTGTTTGTCTGCGATAGTAATTATTGAACAGGTTGTTATTGGTCAGTTGCGGCACTTGGTAAAAGTAATAATCACACACACCGTAATTGATGTCGTAGGTCGGTGCTAGTGGATTGTCGAACGTTGTAATCGCAGGGTATTGCGTTATACCTAATTCACCTGTTGTACCGTAGTTGTAAATGTCAAACGATGAGCAGTTCTGTTCGCCACCATCGTACAACACTCGGATATTTGTTTTCGGTGCGATACCATCATAGATAGGGTTAACACCACCGTAGCCACTCAACGCACATGGTGTAGGTGAGAATATTATTTCATTTTTAGTTGTACCCTTTACGTGTTCGGAATCAAATGTAAATTCCAATTGACCGTAAATCTCTTTTACATTGTCAACATATCCGACATTTGCAGCGTCTTTATCCTCCTTGTAAGTGAATAGCATTTTCTTACCACCCAACTCAGGAAGGAACTGAATGGTATTCGTTTGGTTGCGCGCTAACTTTTTATTCCAATCCTTTACCTCACCTGCATCGTAATACTCATCCCTTGATGTGATGTTGATTAAGTTCTCATCAAACTCATCAGCCTCCATGTAAAGATTGAACATATTGCAAATGGACTTAATAAAATCCGATTGCTTCACATCGCGCGGCACTACATCATTCACCTGCATGATTGACCCGAACACTACGTTAGTAACACGCGGTTTGATTTCAATTCTGATGTTGGTTAACTCTATCTTAGTATCAACCCTCACCGTGCTACCACTATCGCTATTCGATGCTCTCCATCTTCCAAAGAATGAATTAACATCTATACCAATAATCGGTTCAAGTGTGTCACCAACATTAGGCGAATAAGGAGCGTTGATACTTATCGTGCGCGATAGACTACCCGATTGAATAGTGGTATCACCTGACGGAATAGAATCTCCTACATCGTATTGAACATATGACGGGAATTGCGATTGTTGCGTAAGACCATTACACTCAATACCGATATACCCACGATAACGGTTGTATGCTGCTGCCGATGTACCAACACCACGAAGGTAAGCTGTTGCGCCTGTGGTGTTATTCAGAATCAACTCATAGTCAAAAGTGAACGTTACATCATAACCACCTGCATTGCCTGTGTAGATACTCGAAGTGTACTGACCTGTTAACGGGTTGTAGCTTGATGAATCATCCTGCACCTCAGTACCTGCAACGATGGTCGTGTCTGCCGATACGTTTATGCCGTTGCTCGTTTGGTTGAAGTTATCAATTTGAGAACTTTCCTCTGCAATAGCTGTGAGGTAGTCTAGGTCATCGGCCGACATTTGAAGCGCATCACCGTTGTAAGGAATCAGCAGCTTTCTCATGTGCGCTAACGTGTTGCCCGTCCAGTTGTATCGGAATCCACCACGCGCAAAAATCCTATCCCAATACTGAATAGCATACACCGCAGGTTTGCATTGTTCAAGCGCGTAGAAGTTGTTAGGCGTATATGGTAGAATGTATTTATACCCATCGGTATAGTCATTACCAAACGAGCCGACAACATTAGCTGCAGAATAGGTGTGGTCTAAATCGGTGAATGGAATGTCTTCTAACTTCGCATCCGCAATCTCAGTGAACAGGTTAGCGGTTGCATCACGGATCAATACCTCATATTCCACCAACTGTTCGCCTGTGAATAGTTCGGTTTCTGCTACACGCGTTACACTCAATAGTTGAATATATGCGTTGCGCAGGATGGGGAAATCGTTTTGCAGTATGATGCACTTTTGCAGTGCATTCACATCGAATGTACCCGCGACAACATTCACATTGAAATAATTATTCAGCAGCTTGTTGTTGTTCGCAGTACCCGAAAGAGTTACGGTTTTAGTGAACTTACCAACGCGTTTACTGATGTCGCGAATATCCGCAACACCAAAGTTCAAAGGGAATACCGTTCCCTCCTTTACATCTAAATACCCTTCTTGCGGGTCAGTAAGTTGAATCTTAACCATTGATAGGGTCATTTATACTCATGGTTACCGATACTGTATAGCGTATCATTTTTTTGTTGCGTTCACGCTTCACCTCATGCGATGTCTCGTTCACCGTTACAGCTAAATAATTACCATCAACAAGCAGGTAACATTCGGGCGATGTCATCAGTTCTTTGAAGTAAACAGATGCCTCATCATTCATCCAGTTGGTGTTAAGCGTTAGCGATGTGGTTTCATCGACATTGAATATCGCATTACCTCGCGCGGTAGTGTCGTAAGTGAACGCGCTCACCCCATCGTAATCACCGTATGATTTTTTATAAGCCGACCGATTTATTTGTTTGTTTTCAGTTGACAATAACCCAAAGCTAAACGGTAACCATGACCCCATTCTATCCTTGAATAAAATATTGTAGTCATTAGCCGTGCAGCGTCTGTCGATATAGAATGTAAAAATATCACTCGTTCTAGTTCCTGACCCGTTGGTCATCCATACTTGATACCATTCTGTATCATCCTTAATGATAGGCAGCGTTCCGACCGTTGCGGTTGTCGGGTTAAGGTTAGCTGTTCCAACTGGTACGCTCATCACATACCATCCTGCGTTAGCTGTTGAGCGATACGCAACATCACCGTTGGAGTTCTTGTAGTACACACGCGCGCAATAGGTCGATGTGTTTGATGAATACATCATGAAGTGCGCTTCGACTGATTCGGCAACATAGAAGTTGTCAGGTGCTGAGGTTAAGAACTTGCCACGCGGGTCTGATGTACTATCCATATTCCAATCGTTCGCATCCCATTCGGTATATGGCACGGGTGCAATAGCAGCATCATAAGCAACCTGACCGCTTAGTGTGTTAAGATCGCGCGTGATAGTCTTGCGGTTATCGGCATAAGTGATTGAACCAGTTGTAAGCGATGCCATGCCCGCATCGTAAACCAAGTCAATGGTGAACGTGTCGGTATCTGTCACGTCGATGATAGTGTGCAGCCCGTTGACACTTGCCACGTCCGCGCCAGTTATTACCACTTGGTCGCCAACTGCGAACGTATTAACTGCAGTTGTGTCTAGCTTAAGATATCCGCTATCATCAACAGGTGTGTCGATAGTGTAACTAATGACATATTCTTCACCTATCTTAACGTCATACCGAACGAAATTGGTTGTTGCCTGTCTGAATGTTGCGTTACCGATAGGCAGGTCAAGCGATAGTTGTGAGGTTAATGTCTTGGTTAGGTTGAAATATCCATAACCGTCATTAGGTCGCGGGGCTATTCGACCCTCATAAATCTTTGTCGATGTACCTGCCTCGTAAATATCTACCACGTAAGAAAAACCAGTCTGATTTTTATTCGTGGAATCGTAATAGTAAGCGTTTATATTATACGCGGGGTTGAATGTTGCAGGTGCAGCTAGTCTAGTGATTGCCATACCTAATAATGTAAAATCACATTACCATGTACCCCGACCCTCTTGTATAGTTATCCTTGATATAAGTACCTGCATAACGTATGGCATCCATTGCGTCATCATCCTTCTTACTCACTTGGTCTGTGATAACACCGTTAATAACCTTGCGTTTGTATTTTCTATTTTCCGTTTGCACGTTAACCGCCTCATGATGGACAAATACCTTTTGCTCATTGATAAAGTTGATGCCTTTCTCTACTGACTTATCTGCATTCAATACATAGAACCCCGCATCTTGAAGGTCGGCAATCATTTCAGGTCTGGCGTAGTCGGCAATTATTTCGACGGTCTTATCTACTCCGCGTTTATTCATCTGCTCAATCAACTGACCTGATGTTAATCCTGTCATGTATAGCACTTCCTCGATAAATAATTCGTCCTCATGGAACCATACCTTAACGAGCGCGGTCGGATGTTGATACCCGAAGTCAAGGCCATAAACGAATTGTGTAAACTTCGAAGGTTTACGTTTGAGGATTTCCCACCGTGAATAAACTGCTTCTTGTAACGACCCGATTTCTCCTAGTCCGTACACCTGCCACCAGTTCCACCAATATCCTCGATTGCCTGACTTATCCTCTGCCTCAGCTTTCTCCTTTCTCACCATTAAATTCTGATACACCGCGTCAGGTATGCACTCGTTATCCCTATAAGTTAATTTTAAGAATGACGCATCGGGCTGCGTGAGTATTTCCGTGTGCGCCCAAAATTCCATGTCCGCGTTGAAGTCTAGCCATATCTCATTGCTACGAATGATTAACGCATCGGCAATTCCATAAGGCACATGGTTAGCCTCGTTGATGAATAGTAAATCGCGTTTACCTGCTGCCTTAGCTTTACCGACTGAATCGAATGATTTAAACTGCAATCGTGAGCCGTTGCGGAACGTATAAATCAAATCGGTTGCGTTCCATTGGTGGTCGTTCCAACGTTTCTCATCCGACATAAAGTTTTTGAAAATGTCAATAGCACCATCCTTCAAAGCGGGTAAGGTCTCAGCAGTTACCGTTGCTTTAAATCTAGTCTCCGCGATACACTTATCAATGGCGATTGGAATGATACCGTATGTCTTCCCCGAACTTGTTGAGCCTTGAACTACTTTTTTATTGCCCTTCATTTGCAGCATCTTCCGTACTGCTGTTGTCATTTGGAACGCCATAGTTCACATTGAATATTCTAGGTTCTTCTTTATGCGTTACCTCGATGCGGTCGCCCCATACTTGCGTTCTGAGCTTAGATAACACGAATTTTAACGTATCAACTTTCAGTCTGTCACGGTTCACATGGTTTGCGCCGACGAATGGTTTTTCGTCATCCTCATCCTCAAACGAAACTTTTAACAATAAACCTTCGAGGTAGTTCAGTTGTTTCTCCCGCGCGCGCACGTATTTGCCATACCTAGTTTTATCATTCAGAGCGTACTCAAATTGATGAACTGGTAAGTTCAAATCGCTACATACGTGATGATACCCCTTATGCGTTTGGCTTAGGGCATCTAATACACGGTCAAAATCTTCCTCGGTCATTATCTTGTAGCTTTAAGGCTGTCAAGTTTCTGCTGAATAATAGCTAAACTGTCACACGCCTGTTTTTGTTCAGACGATAATTCCACGTTTGGTTGTTCGCATGATACTAATACGACAACTGCGATGATTAAGGTTACTGCTTTCATTTTTTCTTTTTGGTTTTAGGTTTTGATTCTTTTGGGAACAATAGTTGTGCCGCTTCCTGCTCCACTTCAAACAGGTCAGGAAACAAATCAACGAAATTGATATATTTCTCCTCAGGTACACGTGTTGAATCGAAGGTGATAGTTCCTACCCCTGCCTTAACTCGTGAGACGATTAGTCCTTCGTATTCCTTTTTAAGTCTAATTCTTTGCATATTCCTAGTTTTAGATTGTCGATATACTCCCGTGCTGCCTTGGTGCTTATTTTGAAGTGTGCAGCAAAGTCTCGAACGGTTCTGATACCCTTATCGATATACACTTCTGCCACGATCCTGTTGATTAGGTTCTGCTCATTAGCCATGTAGTCATCAATGGCATTGTATAACTCCCTGTCATCCTCATCCTGTGGCACATCGTGGTATGTGTCGGTAAACACTAACTCAACGGCCTTGCGGTGTTGGTAGTTCATTTGGCTGCCATTGCGTTCAATGGTTGTTTTGATAAAGTGTATGGCCATTTTCTGCATATCCAAATGGCTTTCAAGGTGTGTATAGCTTTCGCGCATGAACACGTATGCGTTTGACACAACTGTTTCGGGTTCATATTTACGACCACAACGGTATATGATACCTCTTGCGATACTTACAAGCAGGTTATAGTTATTTGTGAAATATTCATCGAGGTTGCTGGTCATACCATTCGTACCAATTGGTGACGTAAATTTTCCGCGACGAACGCTTACAATGGCACAGTAAGCCCTCAGACACTCCCGTTGCACGTTCACGGATGCGTTGAAGCATCTTGCACGTTGACTTATCATGTGCGCCTCTGTTCTCATCCGCAAATTTCCTTTCAGCGTTGGTCATCAGGTATGAGTGATACGGTTAGTGAAGCAAGGCATGACATCATGAAGTCACCTGTAACGGCAAATGTGAGCCATAAGGTCAGGCACATCCAACATCCTAGGATGATGTACATGGCATCACCGATGAATGCAAGCACTTGGTGATACCATTCGGGTTCAATGGAGGCGTACCACGTCTTAAGCACGATGGCGGTGTTGTCCAAAGCGTTCTGCAAAGGCTCTGCATGGGTAATAAACCATGCGAGTGCTGCCAAGTTAAGTGCTAAGAGGTATTCCATGTGCGTAAAGGTAAGGTGATTTTTCATTCAAATGCAAGACATGACCAAAAATAAATAAACTCATCGGGCAAATCTTTGAGCCGTTTAACGTCATAAAGTCCGCGTGGTTCTTGGTGTGAGTATATCAAACTGCCTTGATGAATTTTTTTCAAAAAAACATCAATCGACACGTTCACATTCTCATTTTCACAAACCAAATGGATAACAATAGGTGGTTTATCCTTGATTTTTTGGTGAGTAACTGCATGAACTTTCCATGCCTTTCCGCGCAGGTCTTTATAGACCTTATGCAGATATACCTGCGGAGGGGTCGTTTTTACCACTTTTCAGCCGATTTAAGCGATTCAAATTCCTTTGCCGTATCTAACCATGCCTGCTCCACTTTTATTAGCTCAGATTGGCTTAAAATGAATTGTTGCTTCCAATGATTCATTTGAGCGTGTAAAGAGTTGATATACAGCACTAATTCTCCGACAGCCTTTGCGCGTTCCAATTGGCTTGAGAAATCCTTATCGGGGTGTTTTGTTCTCATTTCATACACAACTTGTATGAAATCAGCGTATAGGAATGCTGCTTTGGATAACATGATGAGGTTTTCCTGCTCATCATGACCGTGCATATTCAGTTCAGAAAGGAGTGTTATCTTCATCGCTAATAGAATCAAAGTTAAAATTCTGTTTAATTTCTTTGGACTTTGGATTAAAAGGGGTAATAGTTAACTCCCTGTCTTCGTAGTATCGGTTTGTCTTCCAATCCCAATAAAGTTTTGCCATGCCAAGCGTGGCTATGCCTTTGGGTTTAGCCTTTTGAACAATCAGATGGGAAACGTTCTCAGCGTGTGGGATTCCGTTTTCATCGTTCAGGAATACTGGCGGTCTGTAAACAAGTATCATCAGGTAGGCCCTTCTCCACCACGTCCGACCTCCTGCCCATTCGCTAGGCAAAGCGGGTGGGTAATACCTTCGACCTGAATCTTTATCAATCTGTGGCTTGATGTCGCTGATGTGGTTGATGACAATGTTTAACCTTTGGTTTTTCTTTGCATCTCGCCTCACGATTTTAAGCGCGTCGGCTAACCACAAATCCTCACGGCCTCCGTATTCGGGTGTTTCGTTTACAACATCGTTCCACGGGTCGATAAGTGTTCCGTCGAACTTTATTCCGAATTGTTGTTCTGCTTCTTGGGCGTATTTGTAGAAGTCCTTAGCCTTGAAATCCTTCACGGAACTATCCATGTCCTCGGTATCGAGGATGTAGAAGTATTCAGACACTACCTGTTCAGCCCATGTCTTCTCAGCTTGTGACATACTGACCAATTTTCCATGAATCTCACGCTTTGCGTATGGTTTCCCAACTAGCTTGTAGCATATCTCAGCGATTAACTCAGCCACAGAGCCTGATTCACCCATGTACACAAACCATTTCCATTTATTTTTTAGCGATAGCAGCACCATAGCCTCAAGTATAACCTCAGATTTACCTGAGTGTGGTGCACCTGCAACGAATACTGGAAAGCCTTTCTTCAAGCTCATGATTTTGTCAACGGATGTCCACCCGATGCTTTCGCCTTTTTCAAAGCCTTTCTCATAGAGTTGGTTTAACTCTTTGATTTTATCCTGTACGGTGAAAAAATTCATGTTTTCAGTTGTAAGAATCTAACATTCCGTTGCCTATGTTCTTATTTTTCTTTTTGTCAGACCACAGAATACCACGCGCTTCGTCGCGTCTTGCCCATGATGTTGCAGCAGCCACCCAATCTTTGTACGTGTTTCCTTGTTGTGACCATTCGACCAATGCCTGATAGTAATATTCAATTTTATCCTTTGGCCATGATTCAAGTTTAGACACAAAGACCCCCTTATCAAAATAGGGTGACCCCTCAAAGGGGTGGGGTTGGGGTGCTAACCCCCTCTTATCTTCTCTTATCTTATCTTCTCTTATGGTTTTCGGTTGGGTTTCTGAGTTGGGTTTTATGGTTGGGTTTTCAGTTTGGGTTTTCGAGTTGGGTTTTTGGGGTCTCCCACCCTTGCTACCATTGAGCTTTTGCTTTTCCCACCCCCCCATGTTTGAGGATAAAACAGGGGAGTAAAAGACCCCCTCGAAGGTATCAAATAGCCCTATCTCAACACAGTAGTTGAACCAATCTATAAAACGCTGATAATCAGAACACCTTATTAGTTCACATAAAAGGCTTAGACTGTCATCGTCGGTAGGGAATGAATAGTCATCCTGTTCCCTCAGCACCTCGATAACATCCCAATAAATGCCTTTGCCCCAATGGTCGAATTTTTTTTGTAGGCGCATCATTCGTGTGCCTCTACCTGATGTTGAATCGTGCTTGAACCAGTAAGCGTCTTTTGCCATAGTATAAAAAGTTAAGCCCCAACATTTGAACGTGCAATTGCCCTACACGCTCGCCTGTTGAGGCTTTAGTATAATTGTTCAGCACGGGCAATGTGCGAATGATTTCAAGTAAC